CCAAGGGCATCTCGCGCATCCAACGGGAATTCGAAGGCAGTGACCAGCGCTACTTCCATGTGCCATGTCCGCATTGCGATCATTTTCAGCCGCTGCGCTTTACCCAATTGCGCTGGCATGAAGGCAAACCGCAGGAAGTGCAATATGCCTGCGAGGAATGCGGCGCGCTGATCGATGAGCATAACAAAACGCAGATGCTGGCGCGTGGGCGCTGGGTGGCCACCGCCGAAACCGATGGCCGCACCATCGGCTATCATCTGTCTTCGCTGTATAGCCCCGTTGGCTGGTTCTCGTGGGGCGATGCGGCGGAGATGTTCGAAAACGCGCAGGCCAACCCTGAGCTGATGAAGGGTTTTGTCAATACGGTGCTGGGCGAACCGTATGAGGAAGAATATGAAGCCCCCGAATGGAAACGGCTCTATGAACGCCGCGAGCCTTATCCAATGGGTGTGGTGCAAAATGGTGGATTATTTATCACCGCTGGAGCGGACGTGCAGAAAGACCGTATCGAATGCGAAGTGGTGGCATGGGGACGGCAAAAAGAAAGCTGGTCGGTCGATTACCATGTGCTGATGGGCGACACCGCCATGCCGGAGGTATGGGAAAAGCTCGAAGCATTGCTGCGGCGAGATTTTCACCATGCAGGTGGCGGCACATTGCCCATCCGTGTGCTGGCGGTGGATAGCGGTTATGCAACGCAGGATGTTTACGGCTGGGTAAAAACCCATCCGCAGGCAAGCTGGGGTGGTTCGGGTGCGCGCGCATCGTCCCCGCGCACGGTGGTGGCGGTCAAAGGCCGTGATACAGAAACTGCGCTGATTTTGAGTGTGTCGAAAGCCGATGTCGGCAGTAAACGGCGTGGCTTGCGGGTGTGGAATGTTAGCGGGCCAGTTGCCAAGATGGAGCTGTATCGCTGGCTGAAGCTCGACCGCCCGACCAAGGAAGATGAACCGTTTCCACCCGGAAGTTGCCATTTCCCCGAATACGCGGAGGAGTATTTTAAGCAGCTCACCGCTGAAAAGCGCGTGATCAAGTTGCATAAAGGATTCCCCCGCGCCAGCTGGCAGAAAGACCCAATGCGAAATAACGAGGCACTTGATTGCCGTGTCTATGCGCGAACGGCAGCGAGCCTTTATGGCCTTGACCGTTTTTCCGAGCGGCAATGGCAGCAGCTGGAGGCAGCGCTCGGTAAGCAACGCAGCATTCCTTACGCGGATACGTTCGCACCTACGCCCGCGCAACCGAATGAACAAGCTGCACCTGCACGCGCAACCAACATTAGCCAACGCACCACTATCGCTGCTGATGACCCGTATCTTTGAGGACACAAAATGACCGATTTAGCTACCCTGCAGACACGCCTTGCCGAAGCGGAAGAAGCCCACCACCTGCTGATGATGGGTGCCAAAGAAGTAAGTGTGTCGATTGGCAATTACGGCAGCACTACCTATGCGCAGGCGAGTGCCGAAAAACTCGAACAATATATCGAAAAACTTAAAAGCCAGATCGCCCGTTTAAGCGGCACTGCACGTCGCGGTGTGATCAAGGTGGTGTTCGATGAGTGATACTTCCCACCGCGCCGCATCGCTTACTGCCCGTGAACTCTCCAGCTGGCTGCCCGGAAACGGCTCGGCGGATGGCGATCTGCTGGGTGAACTCCCCACGCTGGTCGGGCGTTCGCGTGACCTCACGCGCAATCACGGCGTGGCGTCGGGCGCGGCGCAGACGATGGTCGATAATGTCGTCGGCACCGGACTCCGACTGGTAGCGTTACCAGATTACCGTGCATTGGGTAGAACGAAGGAATGGGCAGATGAATGGGCGCGTGATGTGGAATCACTATGGCGCGGCTGGGCGGAAGGATTTGAATGCGATGCGGCGTTATCGCTCAATTTCGCGGGGCTTACCACGCAGGTGTTTCGCTCTGGCTTTATCAATGGCGAGGCACTGGCATTGCCGCTGTGGCTTCCGGAACGCGGCGGCGCATTTGCCACCACCATCCAGCTGGTGGAGCCAGATCGGCTGAGTAACCCCAGCGGCAAGCCAGATGATAAAACGCTGCGCGGTGGCGTTGAGATCGATGATTATGGTGCGCCGTTGGCGTATTTTGTGCGCAAGAGCCACCCCGGTGATGCGTTCATGCCGTTTTCTGTGTCAGCAGATGAATGGCAGCGCATCCCCGCACGCACACCATTCGGGCGCAGGCGCGTGCTGCATATCCATGATAAGGAGCGCAGCGGCCAGAATCGTGGCAAGCCTGCGCTGACCTCGATCATGCCCATGTTTAAAATGCTCGATCATTACGAGCGCTCGGAACTGCAGGCAGCGGTGGTCAATGCCATGATCGCCGCCTTCATCGAAACGCCGCTCGATGCCGAAACGGTAGTCGAAATGTTCGGCGGCAGTTACGAGGATTACGATAGCAAGCGTAAAGAATGGAAAGCAAAGCTCGCGGGTGGATCGATCATCACCACATTCCCCGGTGACAAGCTCTCGCCCTTCACGCCCAGCCGCCCGAATTCAGCCTATGGCGCGTTCGTTGAAAATATCCTGCGTCATATTGGCACAGGGCTGAATCTGCCCTTCGAACTCTTGATGAAGGATTTTTCGAAGACCAATTATTCCTCCGCGCGTGCAGCGTTGCTCGAAGCATGGCGGTTCTTCTCAGGGCGCAGGCAGTGGCTCGCCACCTATTGGGCAAAGCCGGTGTACGAGCTGTGGCTGGAAGAAGCGATCAACAGCGGCAAGATTGAGGCACCCGATTTTTACACAAACCGCGCTGCATGGTCGCGCTGCAAATGGATCGGCCCTGGTCGCGGCTGGGTTGACCCGGTGAAAGAGGCGCAAGCCTCACAGATTCGCATGGAGGCAGGGCTATCTACGCTGGAAGATGAATGCGCCATGCAGGGTCTCGATTGGGAAGAAGTGCTGGAGCAGCGCGCGCGTGAAAAAGCCAAAATGCAGGAACTTGGCTTGGGTGATCTCACCCCCAGCATCGCCGTCAAATCACTACCCGGCCAAGGCAAAGACATCACCGACAATGAGGAGAACGACAATGCGGGTATGGAACAAAGCGACCTCTGAACCCTGGGCGATTACACAATCGGCGCTGGAGACGATTCTGGAAATCGCCGACCGCGAGAATGAAAAGCCCGAAGCGGTGGCGGCGCGGCTGGGCAAGGAGCTGCAAAACACCCATACTGTGATCGAGCGTGAGGGCGTGGCGGTCATTCCCGTCACCGGCCCGCTCTTTCGCTATGCCAATCTGTTCACGGCAATCAGCGGCGCCACCTCCTATGAGATTCTGGCACAGGATTTTACTGCCGCGCTCGACAATCCCGACATTAACGCCATTATCCTCAATATCGATTCCCCTGGCGGCGAGGTGAATGGCTGTGCCGAGCTGGCGAATATGATTTTCGCGGCACGTGGTCAGAAACCGATTATCGCCTATGCCTCAGGCGATGCGGCATCGGGGGCGTATTGGATCGCGAGCGCTGCTGATCAGGTCGTGGCATCGGAGACTTCCGGCCTCGGTTCGATTGGGGTGGTCGCGGTCTATCGTGGTGCCAAGCCGGATAAAAATGCGCCCACCACCATCGAAATCGTCTCCTCGCAAAGCCCATTCAAACGGCTCAATCCCGAAACGGATGAAGGACGCGTCAAGCTGCAGACACGCATTGATGCGATGGCTGAGGTCTTCGTGCAGACGCTCGCACGCAATCGCAATCTTGAAGCAGCGCAGGTATTGGAGCAGTTCGGCGGCGGCGATATCTTGATTGGCGCCCATGCCGTGAATGCCGGTCTGGCCGACCGCATCGGCTCTCTCGAAAAACTGATCGCGGAATGCTCCGCCAGTTCCAACCCCGCCTCCCAGCGGGGTTTTTTATTGCCTGCTACCCTCACCAACCCAAAGGAGAAAATTATGGATTTAGCTACCCTTACCCAAGATCATCCCGCGCTGATCGCACAAGCGCAAAGCGAGGCGAAAACCGCCGAGCGATCACGCATCCAGGCCATTCTCGCTTCCGAGGAAGCCAAAGATCGCGGCGATCTCGCCCAGCACTTGGCTTTTGCCACCGATATGACTCCCGACGCAGCGGTGGCCATGCTGGCCAAGGCACCGAAGATTCAGTCGGAAGTGAAAACCGGCGGGTTTGAGGCAGCGATGCGCGATCTTGGCAACCCGAAAATCACACCCGCCAGCGCGGAGGCGGAAGAAGACGATATCGACAGCGTGGCCAAGCGTCTCGCTGCGGCTTAACCCCATCCATCCCAACATAGGAGAATTTTATGACCGCTTCAGGAGTTACCAGTCAGGGACAGCTTTACCCTGAAAATCTTATCGCGGGAGAGTTCCCGCGCATCACCCGCAAGGTCATCGTCGGCACCGCCGCCAACCTTGTGGCCGGATCTGTCCTCGGCAAAATCACCGCCACCGGCAAATACATCTTAAGCGCCTCGGCGGCGGTGGATGGTTCGCAGGTACCGGAAGCGATTCTGGCCGAGGATGCAGCCGCTGCCGCTGCCGATGTGCAGGCGGTTGCCATTTTCACTGGCGAGATCAACGAGCTGGCGGTGACGCTGGGCGTGGGTCATACGCTGGCGAGCATCCGCGACGGCCTGCGCAACAAATCGATTTTCTTAACTAAAAACCAAGGAGCATAACCATGCCTATCGATATTTTTTCCACGCAAGTGATGAACCGTACCATCGAGTATCTCGATCAACCGGCTTCCTTCCTGCTCGACATGTTTTTCGGTTCGGTGCAGACCGCCGATACCGAAGAGATTTTCTTCGATATCGACAAATCCAAACCGCGCCTTGCACCCTTCGTCTCGCCTCTCGTGGCAGGTAAGGTGGTGGCTGACCAGGGCTATGAAAGCAAGAGTTTTAAACCCGCTTATGTGAAGGACAAGCGCCAGTTCAAACCCGATGCGCCGCTCAAGCGTTCCATTGGTGAGATGATTGGCGGCACATTGTCACCACAACAGCGGCGCGATGCGGCGCTCAAACGCTCACTCGCCAACCAGCTGGAAAACCTGACGCGCCGTGAGGAAGTGATGGCATCGGAGGCACTTCGTTTGGGGCAAATCACCGTCACAGGTGATAATTATCCAACCGTGGTGGTGAACTTCCAGCGTGATGCTGCTCTTACGATCACGCTCACGGGTGTAAACCGCTGGGGTCAGGCAGGTATCAAGCCGCTTGATCTGATCGAGGATTGGTCAAGCACCGTGCAGGGCAAATCTGGTGCCGCCGCGCGCACGGTGATTATGGACCCGCTGGCATGGCGCTTGTTCAAAGCCGATAGTGACGTAAGCAAACTGCTCACCGTCTATCGCGGCACGAACAATACGCTCTCCATCGATCCGATGAACCGTGGTCAGGCCAATGATAAGGCACGTTATGTCGGCACCATCGGTGACTTCGATTTCTGGGTCTATCAGGACAATTATGTCGATGATAACGGCGTGACCCAGCAGATGCTGCCCAACTACACGGTGATTGTCGGAAGCACGACGCAGGTCGAAGGTGTGCGCTGCTACGGCGTGATTCAAGACGAGAAAGCCGGATACCGCGCGCAGCGTTATTTTAGCAAATCATGGCTGGAGGAAGACCCCGCGCTGCGCTGGTTGCTGCTGCAATCCGCACCGCTCGTCGTGCCGTACCGCCCGAACGCCACGCTTTGTGCAACCGTTAACTAAGGAGAATCCTCATGAAAGTTACATCTCACACCACACTTGTCGTTGGTAAAGCAGGTAAATCCGAGCAAGTACCTCCCGGCACACCTGTCGATATCGACGACGACGAAGCCAAAGACCTGATTGCTCGTGGCATCGCTGTTAAGGTGGGTAAGGCTGATACCAAACTTGCGGAGAAGGAAACGAAAGAGCCGCAGGGCGGAAAACAGCCTGCTGATCCGCAAAGTAGCAAGCCTCCCGCAGAGACAAAGCTGCCTGCTAATCATGATGGTCAGCAGCCATGAGTGCGTTTTCACGCAGTATAGATTCACTCTTTACACGGCTTGGCAGCCCCGCCTTGTTCCAGCCACGCATTGGTGCGAATCGTACCGTGACCGTGATCCCCAAACAGCCTGATGAAGTGATCGGTCTTGGGGATGCAGGACTTACCGCAGAAGTCACACTGTTTGACATGCGAGTGAGCGAAGTGGCTGAGCCTAGTGAAGACGACATTGTGCGTTTCGGCAGTGATGACTACCGCATCATCGGCACACCGAGGCGCGATCTTCACCGGCTGATCTGGACGGTGGAGGCCGTGAAAGCATGAGGCTGGAAGCTGCCATACGCGGTGATCTTAAAAAGATCATGAAGGAAGAAACCGCTGCCGCCGAAAAAGCGGTGACACTCGGCGTGGTGGCAGCAAGCTCTGGCCTGAAAGACGAGTTTCGTGCGCAGGTCACACGCGCGGGGCTGGGTGAGAAAATGGCGCGCACCTGGAAACAGAAACGCTATCCGCCCAGCGGTTATTCCCTTGGAACTGCCGGACTGGTCTATGCCGATATGCCGCAGGTGATTCGCGCCTTTAATGACGGCACAGTGATTAAAAGCGACAAAGGATTCTTCCTTGCCATCCCCACGCCCGCTGCCCCGAAACGCGGTATCGGTGGTAAGCGCATTAACCCCTCGAATTTTCCTGAACATTCACTGGGGAGACTCCGGTTTGTTTACCGCAAGGGCGCACCGTCGCTGCTGGTAGTCGAAAATCTCCGTGCGAGTTCCGGCCAATCTTCATCAAAGAGGGGGGGCGGCTACCGCAGGGCATCGGAAAGCGCGCTTAAATCGGGTCGTGGTCTTACCACAGTAGTGATGTTCATTCTGCTGCCGCAAGTGACACTCAAAAAACGCCTGGATGTCGACGGCCCCGCTGGGCGCTGGCGCGACAGGATGCCGCAATTGATTTTAGCCAACTGGCCGGAGAATAGCGATGCCCAGCGTTAGAGAGCAGATTTTATCGGCGTTTTTCACCGAGCTGAAAACGCTGGAAAGCAGCAGCATCAAACTGCTGCGTAATCCCGAGAAGCTGATGAAGATACCGGAAAACGGCGCGATCATTACCCTGCGCGATGGCCAGAGCAACGAGCCGGAAGTGCTGCTCTCGCCGCTTACCTATATTTACGAGCAGACCGCCAGCATCGAGGTGATGATCAATCATGCCTATGCACAGAATCAAGGCACATCGCTCGATGATCTGCTGATGATCATCGGCAATGTCATTGAGGGTAACCGCAGCATGAACGGGTTGGCGGAATGGATGGAAGCGCAGGCGCCAGATTTTCTGCAGGAGGCCATCGAGGGCGCGCCCGCCATCCGTGGGGTGACGGTGAATGTGCTGATCCGTTTTCATACCACCAGCCCGCTTCATTGATTTCTTAAACTTAACAAGGAGATTCTTATGGCTCGATCCTATGGCTCGGCAGCGACGCTGCTTGCCCTCAAAGAAGCAACTTACGGCGTAAAACCACCCGGCAACTGGGAGAAGTTTGCGTTTGTTTCTTCCGATTTAAGCGCGGAACAGAACCTGCTTTCCTCGGAATTGCTGGGGCAAGGCAGAGAGCCGCGCGCGCCTTTCCGTGATGTGATTAACGACGAAGGCAATATCGTCGTACCAGTGGAGGCCAGAGATTTCGGGCGCTGGCTGCAGCTGCTGCTGGGCAACCCGACCTCGGCGGGCGTGGCGGCCACAGGCGATATCACCTTCACCGCTAATCCTTCCGCAAGCCATACCATTACCATCAATGGCGTGGTCTGGACGTTCGTGGCCAGCGGCGCCACGGGCGCACAGACCAATATCGGCGCGAATCTGAACGCCACACTCACCCAGCTGGCGACCGACCTCAATGCTTCGGTGAATGCCAGCATTACCCCTGCGACTTATTCCAACGGCGGCGGCACGAAACTGAATATCGTGCATGATACGCTGGGTGCGGCAGGTAACAGTTTTACGCTCGCCTCCGGCAATGCCAATGGAGTGGTGAGCGGTGCTACGCTTTCCGGCGGTGGGTATAACCATACGTTTCTCAGCGGTGCGGCGGCGCTTCCCTCCTTCGCCGCCGAAATCGGCCATGCCAATGTGCCAGCCTATTTTGTGCATACGGGCTGCATGTTGAATTCGATGGCACTTAATTTCCAGCGTTCGGGAGCGGCCAATGCCACACTCAATATTCTGGCGCAGGGCGAGACGCGCTTCACCGCCTCGCAGGGTGGCACGCCGACTTCGCGCATTTATAAACCCTTCAGCCAATTCAACGGCTCGGTGAAACGCAACAATGTGGCGCTGGGCAATGTCACCGGCGCGCAATTCACCTATTCAAACGGCATGCAGGGCGTGCCGACCATCCGCAATGACGGGCTGATCGACGGAGTCGACCCCACCACCATCGCCATCACCGGCAGCATTGATGTGCGCTTCGCCGATACCACGCTGGTCGATGACGCGATCAATAATACCGCCATCGAACTGGAGCTTGCCTATAAAATGGCGGGGCTGGACGGCAATAACTTCTCGCTCACCTGGACATTCCACGAGGTGTATTTGCCGCGACCGCGCATTCCGGTTTCCGGCCCAGGCGGGGTGCAGACCAGCTTCAACTGGCAGGGCGTTTACGATGACGCCCTCAGCAAATCCGTCACTGTTGTTCTCAAAAACGACGTCACCAGCTACCCATAAGGAGCCACTATGTTGAAACTCGACCTTAAAAAAGAGCCATTCTGGATCGACCTGCAGGCGGATGCGCGCGTGAAGGTAAAGCCGTTAACCTCCGCGCTCATGCATATGGCGCAGGCGGATGCCGTGCGCGCCATGCTTGCCCTGCAAGCCGAACGTAAGGCACGCCTTGATGCAGGGGCGGATGCAAGTGATCTGCCCGATCTGGAAAATGATAGGGTGCGTCATGCACTATCAGAAACCGCGCTCATTACGGCACTGGCCACCCATGCCATCATCGCGTGGGAAAATGTGATGAAGCCGGAAGGCGGCGAGCTGGCCGAGTTGACCCCTGCGAATGTCACAGACTTGATGGACATCTGGTTCGTGAATCAGGAGTTCGGCAAAAAATACATGCGCCAGTTAGATCTGCTGGAGGCAGAGGGAAACGCCTCGCGGCCCGCTGCAAATGGCACTTCGGCGGCGGGCCGCGCTACTGCCAGAACTGCGCGCAGGAAAACCTCCCCTGCAGCCAGGGCGAAGCCAGCCCGCTAAACGGCGAGCAATGCCCCTATGTCGAGCATCAGCCGATCACCGAGGAAGGGTTCGAGGTGTGGGATGTCGTCCTGCGGGGCGCAAATCAGCTGCGTGTCGGCACAGGTGGCATCGTGCTGGGCTTCGATATCGAGGCACTGGTCACCCTCGCTTCGGCGATAGGTTATGACGCCGCCCCTTTGCTGCTTCTTTTTCATCATGCCGAAGACGGCCTTCACCAAGCGATAAAACAACATGGCGACAGCGACCACCAGAAATGTTTCGATCCGCCTGGCGGTGATCGAGGGGGATAAAGCGCGGCGTGAGCTGGCCTTGACCGGCGATACCGGCGAGCGCGCCTTGAAGAAAATAAAAGATGCGACCGCACCTGCTTCTCGCTCGCTGGTTGCCATCAATGCCGTCAGCCAGGAAGTGCGTTACGGCATGGAGGGGCTGGCGGGAAGTGCCGGTTCTGTTGGCAATGTGCTGGGGCGGCTGGGGCCGATTGGTCTTGCCGCCGCCGCCGTACTGGGCGGAGTCGCGCTGGCCACGGCCAAAGGCATCAAGGAATTCACAGAGGCGGAACAGGCATTGAACGGCCTGAATGCCTCACTGGAAGCCACTGGCTTCGCCTCCGGCGTCACCGCACGCGACATTACGGCGCTGGGCGAAGCCATCGAGGCCAACACCTTATTCAAGAAAGAGGAAATCCAGAACGCGGCAGCGGCGCTTACCTCGTTCCAGAATATCGCCGGTGATGTCTTTACCCGCGCCTTAGAACTTTCCGCTAAACTGGCGGTGCGGCTGGGAGTGGATGTACCAACCGCCGCCGATATGCTGGGTAAGTCGCTGGAATATCCCGAAAAAGGCCTCAGCAGGCTGGCGCGGAAATACACCGATCTCTCGCCCGCACAGAAAGAGGTGATCGAGAATTTTGTCAAACAGGGCGATGTCGCTGCCGCGCAGGCGGTGATTCTGGAACATCTGGAGGGTAAAACCAGAAAACTGGCCGAGGGGCAGGCCAAAGGACTCACCGGTGCCGCTAATAAACTGAGCGATGCCTGGGATGATCTGATGGAGTCGTTCGGGCGCACGGTTGGTGAATCCACCAACGCGCAAACGAGCCTGAGTGCCTTGACCAAAGTGGTGCGCGGGCTTCAGGAGGCACTCGATCCCACGCCTGCAAATCGTAAATCACTGCTGGAAAAGGAAATCGCCGATCTGGAAAACAGCTTCGGCACGAAAGTGGATAAGTTCGTCCTTGGCAGTGCTCCCAATCTTGTAGCGAAAAGGGAGGAATTGCGGCGCATCAATGAGGCCATCGCTGCTGAAGAACTGGATGCCGATAATGAGCGCCGTAAAGCCCGCGCTTCCGCCGACCGTATTGCCGCCGACCGGCGCAACCAAATCCTGCTTGGTATCGAGCGCGAATATCAAAAGAAGCTGAAAGAAAGCACACAAACCGAGCGGGATAAAATCCTTGAGGAAG